AGCTTTTTCCGGTATGCGTCTCTGTAGTACTTTGCCATCCAACAATCACCATGCCAGTAATCGTTGTATGGCATCCCTATACTCATGTAGTAAGAACACTGCTCTTCAAATGTTTTCCCGTAACGAAAATCCGCAGATGAATTGTCTTTCGACTTCCCATCTGCGGATAGAAGGGAATCAGAACTCGTTACCCGTCCACTTCCCAATTCACGTTTTTTGAACTCTTCTCCGGTTCGTCCATAAGGGAGAGCATCGGTTCATTGTACATTTCACCAAGAGTCTTCAAGAGCTTTTCCTTATTCGGCATAGCGTCATAAATCGCACTGATAGTTTCCTGCTTTGTGAACCTGTGGTGCTCCCGGAAAGCTCCTGCAAAGAGCTTCGGAATCATTGTCATAGGCTTTCGGTCTACATCGTCAATAACAAAGCCCTCATTCTCCATCTGCTGAATTGTTGCTCTTGTAAATTCAAGAGTGTAATCTACGCCGTCATACGTGAACTTAATCTGTTTAGCCATTGCCTTTTCTCCTTATTCTTAAAATAGGTGTTTACTCCGAAAGTGAAATCGCCTTAGACGGAGTAATAGTAATCTTAATCTTTCTTGCTGCATTCACATCACCACTGGTAACATAAACAGAAAGACTTCCATTGAAGTCGAACTTGCCCTCTGAACCTGTTGGAGTAACCGTTCCGTCTGTGTTTTCTGTACCTCCGAACCACACAGAATAACTATCGTCCTTACCCTCAAGTGCTTTGAGTGCCTTATAAGCCGCAAGATCGTAGAACGCATCAAATTCCAGTGCTTCAAGCTTCTGGATGCCGTCAACGTAAACATTCATCTTGTCAGAAAGAGTTGTTACATCAATCTGCTCTGGCTTACCGCCAAGGTCTGGATACCCAGAAATGTCTACGAGCTTTTCATAAGATGCTTCTTTCTTATGCATAAGAAAACTCTTATATGTAGAAGTTGCCATTTTAATTACCTCCTGTAAAAATGCTTACCGTCTGTAACCACCCTGTAAGTGGCTACAATTCTATAAATCTTTGAGTCCTGTGTGTTCGACATTGGAGTTTGTGCTGTACGGATAAAATTCATCCGATACAGCAAGTCTCCGATAAATGCCATAATCTTTTTACATTCAGACTTCTTTGTACTTGCCTTATTGCTGTATGCATTGATCGTGAATACAGCCATTGCAAAATTCTCTTTACCGCTACCATCCTGCAAGTCCTCAATCGGATAGCTGTCTGTCTGTTCAATTGTCACAAACGGAAAAGTAGTAGGAGAATCAACGTAAGTCCCGCTTACTTCAATCTTTGGAAACTGCTTTTTCAGTGCTTCTTCAACTCTTGTATATACTTCATTTTCACAGTCAATCATACAAAGCACCTCTTAGCGATTTCTTCAAATCTCTGCTGTAGTTCTCTCACTGTGAGATACATACTCATGTTTGCCGGGTTTCCGTAGGTATGAACCATTCCTGCGTGTTTCCCTTCTGTGATGATCTCTCCATTTGTTCCCGGTTCTCCGTTGTATCTCCACCCTTTCGGGTTACGTCCTAGCTTATATCCGTATTCTCCGTGAATCATGCCGTTTTGAGCACCTTCCGGGTGACTATTTGGATATTTAATACCAGAGCCAAACTCAATGAACAGAACCGAACTTCCTACTGCTACAACTGCGACTTTGTTCTTCTCTTCCTGCTTCACAGAAACAGATACATCATTTGTACCATCATACTGTGCAGACTGGAACTTTGCTGTAGCAACCTGTACTCCTATATCTCCAAGCTCTTTCAGAAATTCCTTCGTACATTTTTCAAGCCATTTCTTGTACTCTTTAACTTCTTTAATTGCTTTATTGATACTGTCCTCTGTAAGTGACAAATGAATGACTTTCTTACTCATGATACAGCCACCTTGCTTATTGCATATGAGATACAGTTCAGAGACTTTGCTACTTTTCGTATTCTGTAATCTGGTAAAGGATTTCCGTCTGCATCCTCCTCCGGAGATTTATCCACAAACAGAACACTGTTTTCATCAATCGGACATTTCATATCGTCCGTAATAACTGTCTTGTCATAGCTGTCTAGATTTCCAAACATTTCTATCTGTGTCTTGCCCGATGCAGGAGAAACAGAACACCTCAATTCCTTCGGTTCAGAGTACGCTACAGTCTTTTCACCCGTCTTATTTCCGTCTTCATCCAGAACGTCTTTTTGTCCCTCATACAATCTGTAATAGATTGTCCTAGTATTACGGTTCAGAAGTTTCATTGTGAATCCTCCCCGTCATAGGCGTTATCCGTCTGAGAAGTGATGCAGGAATATCACCGCTTTCATAGCTCCGGGAAACACCGTTCTCTTTGTGAGAAGTTTCTCCCTCTGCTCCACGCTTGTTCAGCATGTAGGCAGCTACTTCAACGTGTACTCCGTCATACTTCTTTGGAAGTTCTGTTTCATCTTGAGAAAACGGATAAGCGTGATACAGAATCACGTTTTTCGCAAGCAATAAATAAGTAGACAGCGTGTCAGCATCAGTTTCACCCGTCATACTTTTCAGCATTGCGATTTTCTCTGTGTCTGTCATACTGTCCACTTCCTTTCATCAGCCCGCAGAAACAGTGAGCTTGACTGCCTTAGTAGCATCCGTAAGTGCCGCAAGGTAATACTTTCTAGACCAGATAGTGTTCTCTCTGGTATCAGAATTTCTATCCTGCTCTACCTCAACACCACGCTTATTGAAAAGCGTAACTGCATCGGGAGTGGCAACATAGATGGTTCCTGCCGTTGCGTCCTTCTTTGTGTAGAGAGTTACACCACCGAGAGTGCCGACATAGCCGCTTCTCACGAAAGACTCAACATATTTAAGTTCGTCTGCTGCGTTCTTTCGGATAGCTGCCATATCCTTCGGATTCACGAATGCAAAGCACATAGGCGCTACGCTTGCCGGGTCATTATCGGTATACTCAATATTCAGCTCTGCTATTGCATCAGCAAAAGCTCCAAGGTCAAACTTCGTAGCAGTTACAGTCTTAGTAGCCTTTGCGAACTCTGCATACACATCTGCATTGACGGTGTTGAACATATCAACCGCCATGTGCTGAGTACCAACTGGAACAAGCATCGGATCAGCCATTTCCTGCTCATCAAAATACTTGAACCTGTTCTGAGCAAGCAAGATGGTGTACTCCTTCTCTGCGTAGGAAACCTCAATGTCCTTCGTGTTTCCCTCACCCATTGCCAGCTTTTCAGTACCATTCGTAGCCTGATAGCAGTTAATCTTCTTCTTCATTCCTGCCGTTCCTACAAGGTCGTTATCAACCTTGCAGAAGGTCTGCATATCAAGCATGGAGTTGTACTGATCTTCGATCTCGTTAGCCAGTACAAAATTGTCATAGATTGTATGTGCCATTACTTATTTTCCTCCTGTGTTTTCGGTACTTTCCTTACTGCCCGTACCGTCTTCATAAAGTTCCTTATATTCATCCGGGTTATTCTTAGCAAATTCAAACCGCTCTTTCAGAGACAGCTTACGAAAAGAATCGTGTGTCATTCCGCTTGCTCCTGCTCCCTGCTCCGAGCCAGTCTTAGGACGGGGAGTACCCTTCATTGCGTCTGCTTCAATCTGCTTTTTCTGAGCATCAATGAACACTGTCTGATTCTTCATTACTGTATCCATATCGCCATCAGCCATTGCCGTTGCCGTGCTTTCTGCTAACTTCTTGTCGTATCCCATAGAAATAAGCTCTGCCTGTCTCTGACTGATTGCAATATTTCTCTTGAGTGAAGCATTTTCCTCTGTCAGCTTTTTCATCTTCTCTGCGGTTTCAGCTGCTTTCTTTTCCTCATCCGACTGCTTAGAACGTAACTGCTTCTTGTAGTCGGCAGCTTCGCTGTTTGCCTTAGAAAGCTGTGCTTTTAACTTCTCCACTTCTGCGGAATTGTCAGTCTGCTTTCCTGCTTTCAGCGTTTCAAGTGCAGAAGAAATTTCATCTTCCGTCATTCCTTCCTTGTAGGAATCTCCCAATAAATCTTTCAGATAACTCATTGTGCTTCTCCTTTGCGTGATTGTGCTTTCCCTAGCAGTTTCCGTTTTATCCTCTTGTCTGAGTTTGCGATTTACGCTTTCCCTAGCGATTTATTAGAAACAGGAATGTCCTGTTACCAAACATTAGATTCTAGACGGATAACACATCGGCAATTTACATTGTTCTCTGGCTTCTCAAAGTCTCCGGGAAATCTTGCCGAGTCTCCGTCAAATGTATAGAACTTATCGTCAAGTCCTACCTGTGTTCCTTCAAGATATGCGTGTGTATCACGCACTCTATCATCTAGCATCGTCTGCCAGACCTTTTTAACAGTACGTGCAAGTCCTTTAGTATTCTTGCGTCCTTTGCTTTCATACTGTTTCGCACCGTCATATAATGCGTTGTTATAAACTCTGTGATATTCAGACGTTACAAGCCGCTGTAGTGCAGATTCATTGTTCTGATTCAGCGCATCAGCGATACGGTCTTCAAACGTTTTTCCGTCAATATTCAGATAGATAGCGGCATACATCAAATCTTCATCAATGCTTACATCCCAAAGCATCCGATTGACGGCTTCAATTCCTGCCTTATATGCAAGAATAAGAAAAGACAGAACATTGTCTGTGACTTCCTTCTTCCTGTCCTCTATAGCCTTAGTCGCAGTAGAAGAGTAAACATAAGAAGTGAGCTTGTTCAGTTCGTCAAATCCTGCTATGTAATCTTGAAATACATAATCATTTCTCTGTATGCTCATTTCTTCTCCTAAAACAAATGAGACTGTGAGATTTGATTCTCACAGTCCCATTGGACTAACTCATTCCGTTGAATGAGTTTTCAATCTTTAATTCGCATTTTTCTTTTGATCTCCACTACTACCACTTTGCCCTGCTCTATCAGAACTTCCGCTCTGTTGCCGTGCCGTAGGATTGTTTCGATCTCCGCTATTACTGCTTGTGTTATTGTCGGACTCATTCGCTATCTCCTGTTGCTGAAACATTTCCTGCTGCTTCTTTTCCTGCTCCTTCGCATATTCGTCACTGAGTGTATATGCTAGATCGCTGTCTACAAACAGTCCGCAGTGCTCAAATGCAAGTCTAGGATGAATCTTTGTATTCTTGAGCATCAAGTCTAGCACTTGTGCTTTCTGGTAAATATTTTCATAATTTCTCCGAGTAAAACGGATTTCTACGTCACTTACTTTGAGCTTCATGTCCCGCAGCGTATGACAGATTCTTAAAATCAGTTTCAACGTAAGCCGCTCTGACTTCTTGAACATAAGCTCTGAGTCTTTTGCTCTTGCTTCAGCAGAACTCCATCCGTCACGCATGATGACGGCAGAACCAGTATCAGAAGTAGACGTGCCACCATTCCTGTTCGGCATACCGCAGATAGTAAGTACCGTCTGATACAGATGGTCTTGCAACGTCTGAGTCTCACCCTGATTGAGAGATGAAGTAAGATACGTGACTTCTGCTTTCATCTGCGGGTCAATGTCCCGGTACTTCAACGCTCCCTCTTCCCGGAGTGCATCAAAATCGTCAGACGAAATATCCGTATTGTGAAACAACATAAGTGCCTGTACAAACTGTTCCAGTCCATCAAGCCGATTGCTGTCTGTTGTATTGATTGCATCCAGCAACGGAATAACAAGCTCAAACGCTCCAAGCCTAGCAATGTTCAACGGATATTCGATAATCGGAATCATGCCGAGAGGATTTCCGGAGTGAGTTTCAATCGTCCAGTTTGTCACTTCCCAGTATTCCGTTTCCGAGTAGCAGGAATAATGCACTACACTGTGTTCATCCACAACATACTTGACACCAAGAAGCGGCTTATTTCCCAGTCCGTTTTCATACACAACAAACGTGTTTCTAGGGTCAAGAGTATATATCTCAAACGGCGATTCATCCTCTTCCTGATCTGCCATAGCATCCGGAAGAACCATACGGAATGCCGTACCGCAAATATGGAACCAGTCTGCAATCTCCTTGTCCTTTGCTGCTTTTTCCTCTGCGAACACATATTCGTTGAGCTGTGTAATCGGTTCAGTAACATCTTCACTGTTTCCTCTGGAAACATACTGAATCGGTTCGCCCATGAGATAACCAGACTTGAACGTTACAATCTCATTCGCCCGATTCTCTACAATCTTGTTGCAGATTTCCGGTCGAACTTCCTTCTTGCGCTGTAGAATCGGCTGTCTTCCCTTGTAGTAGTTGTACAAGTATTCAATCTCTCTCCGATTCTTCCAGTGAGTAGGGAGAGACTTACGCAATACGTCAATTATGTTCTCACTATTCACTTCGCTGTAGTCTGTAGTAATCATCCGTCTGCCGTGAAGCTCCATGACGCAGTTACCCTCCTTCCCTACTATCCTACTTTTTATTATAGCAATTCTTCAATACTTGTCAACAATTTATGTATTCATAACCATTGCAGATTTTAGCAAGGACGCTTCATCACTTCTACCTTTGCTCCTACAAGTCCACGAAGTTCGTTTTCAAGCAATGACAAGCTATCTGGTGCATCATCGTGCGGCACTTTTCCGCTCCGGGTATAAGTTATCACCTGTTTCATAAACTCTGCATACTGAGAGTTTCTTGAATATTTGCTACTATCAAGAAAATAGAAATTTTTTAGAATATTGTCAGACGCAAATTCAATGCGTGTCTGTTTATTGCTGATTGTCCGCTTTGTCCGTACAGAACACTTTCCTCCTGCATCCTGCATCAGCGTTTCCACGTCCCGAGCAAAGTAGCTCCCGGCATTGTTGGACTCAAACGTACAAGCTACTACTTTGTGCTCCATGAGCTTTTTAGCGCACTCTGGTTTTGTCACTTCCGGGGGTGCATCATCGAATACTACGTCCACCACATAGACTTCATCTCCGTACACCGCAGCTATAGGCATAGCGCAGTAGTCTTCTCCCTTGTCAGCAGTATCACATACAGCAATCACAGAATCCGGGTCACGGTCAATCGGAAGTTCAAAGAACCGATTCAGTTCTCCCTCCGGGAAAAGAAGTCCTTTTGCTTCAAACGGCTGCTGCTGAAACTCTGACTCCCACTGCTCCGCAGAAAGCATTTCCCTTTGATCTCTGAAATACTGAGTCGTGAACACCTTTCGTCCTTCACGCTCATACTCAAAATTACTTTCATCTGTCACCGGGTCAAGAGCGGGAGTTTCTATAACGCACATCCGCTTTCCCTGCCTTTTCATTTCCTCCT